AGAACCTCCGACGGTCGTCTGTGAGCTTACGGGAGCTAGGCTCTCGGATAGGTCTCCCAAACGATAGGAGGTCACGCCCTCGGCGCGCAGCCGAGCGCGCTTACCAGACGCTCCTGACGTTGCAGATTGTCTGGCGTACAAATCGAACGCATGCTCGAACGTCGCGATCTCCCATTCCGTGGGGATGGTTGTTCCGTCCGAGACTCCCAATAGATACCTGGGAAACGGCATTGCCTGGTCTACGGAATACGGCTGACCCATCAAGTCGAGCTCGCTGAATTGGCGCGAGGCAGAGATCAGAGCTCTAGCCTTGTCATCCTCGTCAATGGATGCCCACTCGTCGGCCCGAATATCCAGAGAAAAGTATGCGTCGGCACCAGCAACAGTAGCGAGGCTGTTGCTATCAGCACCGCCAACTGTCGCGACTAGAGGTACTGCCACTGACTAGGCCTCAATAACGCTGATTGAGTGGGTGATATCCTTGCACATGCCAGAGGTAATAGACGTTGAACCGCTAGTAAATGAGGCTGGTAGCTCGAGGATTCCGATCGGTAGCGTATCGGCAGTTGGCTCTGGAGCCTCAGCCAGAGCCTGAGAGGCGGCAATCTCACCGCCAACGGTGGTAATGGTACCGGCTGAGTCGATACAGAGTAGCACCTTTCGGAACTCAGCGGCCTCGGTGGAAAATCCAGGCGCGGCGATATCGTCTGCGGACGCCTTATTGTAGACCACTCCATCTAGCATGTAGCTGAACGCACCTACCTTGAATTTTTTGGTATCGGTACCTGGCGCCAGGTCGGGGGAGTTTGTCAGACGGTTCAGAGCTAGCACCTCGATCGCGTTGAACACGTCGCGGTAGCTCTGGCTTAGAATATTATCGAGGTTCATGTTTTACTTGCCTTTCCTGGAAGCGTTCTTCTGGTGGTGTGTTGGAGTGGCGCAGGTGCGTGGGTATACGATAGTCTGGTCCTGTAGGCGTACAGCGTGGGCCTGGTCTGGGTCCAGAATTCCCATCTCGCTGAACTGGAGTTGATTCCTACCGCAGTCTCTGGCGTATCTCAGGTTAGCTACAAGCGGCTCAGAAACGAGAATCTTCTGACCCCTCGGCAGAACAGCTAGATAGTCGTTAACGCGTACTGGTACCGCCGGCCACTTGGGTTTCATCATCGGGTTCTCGATTATTTTGATCCAGACGTGGTTTTGCTCTCCCAGAGCATCCTTAGTGCTCATTAGTTAGGCCGCAGTGTACACGCGTGCTCGCCTCGGACAGCATGGGCGTCCTGCTTGATACCGTGTGCTAGGTCGTACTTGTACCCTACGTGTGAGATCTGCTTGAGAGGGTCAACGGGTGGCGCGTAAACCGACTCCATCGCGCTCAGCCAGGCGTGGCCATAGTAGCCCTTGCCCATCATGAGAGTGGAGAAGACTCGAGTTCCCTCACTCCCGACCGTGCCGAAATCTTTGGTGACTGGGCTGATGAAAAATCGACAGTTATGAGTGTCTCCGAGATAGTTGCCGGCGAGCTTGTTCTCTGGGTCGATAGGGTTCGACTTGACGCGATCTTTCCACATCGCGTCTTGGCGCAGGTCGTAGGCGGCGTTCGGGTTGAGAGCCACTAGATATCTGTTCCCGTGCTCGGGCCACGTGGGCGCGCTAGCATCCTCTAGGCCAGTCGCCATCCGGTCCAACATATCGAAAGTGAGAATGTCGGTCGCAGTGATATCCCCCCGCGTCAGACGGCTGTTCGGCCTATAGACGGCGGTGCCAGCATTCTGACCGTCACGCAAGCGTGCGTCGATGTTTCGTCCAGCCTGGTCACCCTGGAGACGAGTCGTCTCGTTCATAACTGGATCGACTGACGTGTACTCAAGGCGATCGGTTATGGCGACGGTGCGTCCACCTTGGACCGCTGTCATCTGCACCTTGGTATTTCCGAGCTCGTCAGGGTTTGGACTAACTCCCTCAATCAGGGTATCGTCTGCGGTCGGCAGAGCGTCGAAGACGCGAAACTCTACCGTGTCTCCGGAGTTCTCCGGAAATTCGCTCTCTTCCGAGAACTCAGAGTGGATTAGGCGAGGTTCTGCGTGCCGCATGAGCATCGTGTCGAAAAAAACTTTCTCTGTGGAATCTGGTACGCTTCCGGTATTAGAAATTGGCATTGTGTCTCCTAGAGTTTGATACGGCCGAGTCGAACATCACGTGCGAAATCGTCGAACGCTTTGCCGCGTAATGAGCGGATCTGTTCTGGCGAATACTTGGGTGGTCCACTGGCTGGGTTTCCGCCACCTTTGGTGGACGGTGGTTTCGGTGCTTGGAAAAGGTAGGGCGAATTTTGTTTAAGAGCGTCGAGAGTCTCGTCAACTCCGATGACCTCTCCGTTGTCGTCGAAGTCAAGGGCGGATAGGTCGGCCAGCTTCAGGGCGTCAGTAACGCTAACAACACCAGCGGCAGTTGCAGCGAGCTTAAAAGCTAGATGTTTCTCTTTGTTCGCGGTTCGTGTTTCGAGTTCTGAGTATTTCGACTCAAGTTCTTCGGCCCGAAGCTTGTACTTCTCGGCTTCACTGAGACCAGCTGCAGCTCTGTCTGCTTCGGCTTTCTCGAAGGCCTCGAGGCGCAGCTTTGCTTCCCGCAACTCCTTGTTTGACTTGCGAAGCTCTGAAGAGATAGCATCCGGTTTCGGTGGTGTAGCAGCAGGCGGATCGATTGCCGCTCCTGCAGTCTCAGTCTTGGGCTCTGGTGCTGGCGCTGTATCTGCGGCCGCTGGTGCCGGGCTTGGAACTATGTCGCTCACTCGTCTATCTCACTTTCGTCTTCGGGTTCAGGAGTCGTATCTGACTCAGGAGTGGTCGGTGGCATCTCGACCGCTCCAAATTTTTCTTGCTCGTGGGCGATGCGCTCCAGCTCCTCGAGCGCGGTCGGTTCGTCGCAGTCGTCGAGGCGGCGTATCGAAGAGAGCCTGGAACTCGTCTTGCTCGCTATCCGATTGTTCTCGGTCTGGCTGGCTTCAGCGGTGTCTTTGGGCAGACCATCTCTCCACCGCACGGATGGATCGGGTACGTCCTCGAATCTGATTCCAAGTTCCATGGCCACTGCGATCCGGAGCGTCTCCTTGACGGCGGGGTCTAGGTGGGTTCGCTTGCGGGAATTCTTAGCCAGAGTTGGAGCTAGTTGGATGCGATACGCTCGAGCCGAATCGAATCGCGCTCCTTCTATCTTTCCGGCAAGGACCGCAGCGGTTTCAGAGTGCCGCAGAATCTCAGTCTCGAGTCTCTTGTAGTGCTCGGTAGCTGATATCAGCTGCGCGTCCCAAATTAGATACGTCGGCGCCGGATCGTCTTTGCCCACAGCAAAGTAGTTGCTCTGGGACAGGTCGAGGTTTTCCATGCCCGGCGGGAGTTTGATTTTTGGGCCCGACATCTTCGGGTCTGCGTGCCGGTCTAAGATTTTCGAAATCTGGCTGGCTCTCCAGTTGATCTCACCGAATAGGCTCGGGAGTCCACCGCCCAGATCAGACTTGCCGAAGAAATCATTATCCTTGCGCTGATTTGGTACGTGGACGATAGTGTTGCGGTCTTTGAGTCCGGTCGGAATAACTTCGTCGCCACCCAATACTCTGGATAGAACCGTACCTGCGATGCGCGCACCTACCGCCATGCGTCGGAACCAGTAGGCTTCGCGGACGATCTGGCCATTCTCGTATCGGTCGACCCGTAGCACTTGGCGGCCTTCGAAGTCTCGAGTCCACGCGAGCTGCTCGGAAAGAACCTCGCGGCAGTTGTCTGGGTCCAACTCTGGGTAGTAGCTGTAGGCGGGCTGTGGCTCTATAACCACACCTCGCGCACTATTCCGGACAACGAACACACCGTCTCCTCGCATTGCCGAACCCTGAGCGACCTCCATGAGAATGGCGCTAAAGCGTGAGCGATTCGTGACTCTCTTGAGAGCTTCGTTGAGGGTCTTGTCAGCGTACGATATTACGGGCGGCTCACTGACCAGCAGATTCGTGGCCACGTCGACAATAATCCGAGGATAGTCAAACTCGAGCCACGTGAGCCCGTCACCACCAGCCTGGCTGCGCGGCTTATAGATCTTCCGCTCAAAGGCTTTTTCGTGTTCCCCATCATATAGCTGCTCGAAGAACCGGTACCGGCCAATTCTGTCTGGCTCCGCTGGCCATTCGGTGAATTGGTACATTAGAGTCCTAGCGGCTTAATGGTCATGAGCACTCCGCCGTCCAATCCCTCGAGGGTACCGAAGAGGTGAGCGGCAATCATGTTTAGGCAGTCCAGGGTGTTGGGGCTTTTTACAGGTTTTATGCCAGGCACAAATGTTGTCATCTCCTCTTCTAGAATTGCGAACGAACCGAAGTGTCGGAACTTTCCGCGTTGATACAAAATGGACGTGGGGCCAGAGCGCGCGCCTTTGCTGGCCACGCTCTTCACCGTGAAAATTTCTGGAACCCATGAGGGCGTTCCGTCTAGGCTGCGTCTGACACAGGCGGCGGACAAGCACTCGACGCACATCTGGCCGCCCTTGTTGGTCTCGACGATGACGTCGGCGTCCCAATGGGCAGCTCGATTGATTACAATATCGGCCCATTGGGTTGGGTAATGCTTGTCTGTGTGCTCCTCGAGCACGTAGGCAATGTCGTCCCAGCCGAGCCCGACAACCAGTATTCCTGTAGGGTCATTGTCTGCCCCGACCTCTTCTCCGGGGTCGACCGCAACCACAACCTGCTGGAACGCGGTTGGCAGCAAATCTCTCCCGATTGTGAGAGCCTCGATCTGCTTCTGCTGCCAGAGAGCACCGCGCGAAAGGTCGAGGATGACCCCGAAGAGTTCTTGGTCGGCAGCGTCGGTGCCGATGAGCTGCTTGAGTTTCCTCAGAGTTGCCGCTGCTAGGTTGCGAGCATTGTCGAAAGTAGAGCCGGTGGTGACGTGAGTTCGCACGTCTTGAGCCATCGCCCGTAGGATTGTCAGAGGCCGCGGTGTGGTGGTGACCACTACTTGAGGATGGATTCCTTCATGGACTCCTAGCCGTAGGCCGTAACCGATTTGGTCCCACGTATCCTGAAGGAATCTCCAGGCGGCGAGTTCGTCAGCCCAGCAGAAGTGGTGCTGCGGTCCCCTCAATTTGTTCGGATTCTCTGCGCCGTAGACTTCGGCGATCGAACCGTTCGGGAAAATTACTTCCTGGTTACCAGGCTTCCACTCTGGTCTGAAGTGGGGAGGGCTACAGGCGATGATTCCCGAGTCACCCTCGATCATCACCTTGCGGACGTCGTTGTAGGAGCGCCCGACCAGAGCAATCCGGCAACCAGGATTCTCTTGCGCCTTCTCCAGGACCCACTGCGCACCAGTCCGAGTCTTGCCCCAGCCGCGTCCGGCCAGGATCAGCCAGACATCCCAAAGCCATTGTGGAGCCCTCTGGTCTTTACGAGCCCAGAATGGCCAATGCCACTTCAGGACCCTACGTTGAAATTTTGTGAGGGATTTGAGAAGTCGCTTCCGGAACGAGGGTGAGCGTCGAGCCTTGTCGGCCTGAGATTCGTTATTCGTCCAGGTTGTCGGGGGACGTCTCGTCGGCAGTTTCGCCGTCGTCTTCGTCTTCCCATTCGTCTTCGATCTGGGTGAGCGTTCCCTCCAACTCCTGATCGGCCTGTAGGTAATCATCGAATTGGTCCTTGATGCTCTCTCGCGAGAAGAATCCGCAATGGCGGCCGAGCAGCTCTTGGCTCTTTGTTTTGCTAGTCAGAGCGACGGTGCAGTTAACTCCGGACTGAACCACGTCGCCTTCAGAATTCAGGGTTTCGAACTCGGAATACGTGAACCGCTGAATGTGTTGCGAATACTCCTGAGGCAGTTCCGTCGGACTCCGTGGTTTTCCGTTCTCGTCGTAGTACTCGGACTGGTCGACAGTCAGCCGCGATCGGATGCCTTGACGGAGGATATCGAAATCGATCTTGCGCTGAGCCGCATCATCGGCGAGCAGCTCGTCGACATACTCGAGCACGTGCTCGTACTTTTTGTCGTTGAGCCACTTGTGAGCCTGGCGAGCCGCCGATCCTTCGGGCACTCCGGCTTCGCGCGCTGCGAGTGCGCCGTTAAGATATCTGGCGTACGACTGAGCAAACCGCTCCTGCTTTTTGGTGAGAGGCTTTGTTTTTTTCTCTGGGTCTAGAATGAGTATCGACCCTTAAACTGTAGGATTTTAAAATCACCGTCCTTGGTAACAACCTCGAATGATTTTTTGCCGGCGATGCACTGGGATAGGTTCTCTGCCAAGGCGCCCATAGAAATGGACGCCTTGGCAGAGAACTCTTCGATCATGGTATGTTGGGTCGTGTATCCGAGACTGTTGAGGCCTGATTCCCGAAAGTTGAGCACGACCCACTTAGACCATTCCTCATTATAGGATGCGTCAACGCCGACGTTGATACCAATGCGCTTCCCAGACTTTTCGCAGCAGTCAGGTGTGATGGAGTAAGGCACTCCGGACTGCCTTAGATGAGCGATATATTCCTGAGCTCCACGGAATGCGAGTGGAAGATTTGATGGTTTTGAATTATCCATCACAGGATCCATTCTTGCTGAAGCTGCCCTGAACTGTGTAGCCCATAACAGTAAACGAGAATCCAAAGACAACCATAGTCACTCCAAGTGAGACAAAATAAACCCCCCAGGTGTGGAAAAAAAAGATAGACTTTTATTGACCTGGGAAAGCAAAAAAAAGTCGAAGGATTTCACCTTCGATATCTGAAAAAAAGCCCCCAGGGGGCCCCCGGGGTCAAAAAAACACACGCCTAGG